AAATGTGTAACTACATGAAGGAGCAAATAGACTTTGTATTCGGAAAAGGCACAAGTGAAAAAGCCTTTGGTAATGCACTTACGCTAAATATGTTTGATCAGTTTTTAGGTGGGATTTCTGATTATATAAGTAAGTCGCGAAATTCCAAAATGAAAAAATACACCCAAACCAAAGGTAAAGGCGTGATGAAATAATGAATATACTTACTGAGCAGCTCCCAACTGCTATCGAAGTAAACGATAAGATTTATGATTTGAATACGGATTTCAGAAATTGCCTTAAAATAATAATTGCATTCGAGGATAATGAATTAGCGGAGATTGAAAAATGCTCAATATTGATTAATCTCTTATATACAGAAGTACCGAAAAACGTTGATGAAGCATTAAGATTAGGCATAAAATTTTTAAATTGTGGAGAAGAAGGTGAGAATGCAAATACATCTAATCTCGGGCGGTTGTACAGCTTTGAGAAGGATAGTAAGTACATTTATTCTGCAATTAAGCAAAGTCATAATATAGACTTGGAACAGATTGAATATTTACATTGGTGGAAGTTTGTATATATGTTTCTAGATCTTAATGAAAATTGCTTTTTTAACAAGATTATATATCTAAGAAAACAGAAGAAATTAGGAAAGCTCAATAAAGAAGAAAGAGAAGTATATTGCAATATGATAGATATACTTGAATTACCAAAGGATTATAACCATGAAGAACAGAGAGCCGTTGATGATTTTCTTAAAAATCTGAATACTGAAGGTTGAAAATAGGTAATGCATATGGTAATATGTAGAAAAAAGACAGGAGCAATTATATGGGTTTATATGGTTCACCGGATACAGGAAATCTCTATTCGGGAAGAGATGGTAATTACAATCCGAAGAAAATGAACAAATTTAAGATAATTTTGATAGTTGTTTTAGTGCTGTACATTTCTATAGTTGCTCTTGTAGATGAAAAGTTGGTATTTATAATCTCAACTATTGGGTTGGCTTCTATGTTATCTATTGCTTTTTTCTTTATAAAAATGATATTTAATTTATTTAGAAGAAAAAGCGTAAATAAAGATGTAATAGCGCTTTTTATTTCTGTCGCCGTCTATGCCATATGCTCGCATCTCTCTATAGGATTGTTTTAAGAATTTTAGTTAAATATTAATTTTCAGCACTCAATTACGAGTGCTTTTTTAATGCCAAGAAAAGGCGGGTGATTATATATGGCAGCAGGATATGATGGAAGTATTAGAATAGATTCGAAAATAGACACGAAAGGCTTTAATGGCGGTGTTAGCAGTATAACTAAATCATTAAAGGGACTTACAAAAACAATTGGAATTGCCTTTGGTGTTCAAGCTTTAATTGCCGTAGGTAAAGCAGCAATTGATTTAGCATCTGACCTAGAAGAAACACAAAATGTTGTGGATGTTACTTTTAAGGGCATGGCTGAAAGTATAAATGAATTTGCAAAAACTTCATTAGAGCAATTTGGATTATCAGAGCTTTCGGCTAAAAGATATACATCTACTATGGGAGCTATGCTCAAATCATCAGGATTTGGCACAAAAGCAGCAGCTGAAATGTCTATCGAGATGGCAAAATTAACTGCGGATATGGCAAGTTTTTATAATTTGGATACTGATACCGCATTTCAAAAAATAAGAGCTGGCATTTCAGGGGAAACAGAACCTCTTAAGCAGCTTGGAATAAATCTTAATGTTGCTAATTTAGAAGCATTTGCCTTGTCTCAAGGAATAAAGAAATCCTATAAGGAAATGTCTCAATCAGAGCAAGTAATGCTTAGGTATAATTATTTGCTTAAGGCATCTGCAGATTCGCAAGGAGACTTTGCCAGAAATTCTGGAAATTGGGCGAACCAAACAAAAATATTATCTGAAAGATGGAGAGAATTGCTCGGCATATTGGGAAGGGGACTTATAGAAATAGGATTGCCGGTAGTAAAATTTCTGAACAAAGTGTTAGAGATACTAATTAAAATTTTTAGCAAAATTGGGGACATCTATTCTGCTATAACAGGAAGAAAGCTCGTCAAAGAAAATAATCAGATAGCAAATTCGGCGGATGAAGCAGCTAACTCTGAGTTTGATCTTGCAGACGGCATAGGAAAAGCAGGAAAAGAAATAAAAAAACAGCTTGCGAATTTTGATGAATTAAACATATTACAAAAAGATTTAGCTGACAGTGGTAATGGAATAGGAATTAATTTTGATAATTCTAATTTTTCTGACTTAAATACTGTGGGCAATGAAAGCAATTTTAAGGGAATAAAAAAGGAACTTGAAGACTTCTTTTATGGAGTAGAAAATAGATACAGAGGATTAAGGCAAGAATTGCTTATTCCTATTAAGGTTCCAGCCCCTGTTGTAGAACCACTAAAAAATCCTGTATGGAACCCGGATTTCGGACTGGGAGGAGTTCCTACTTTAGTACCGGCTCCAAGTTTTGAACCTCTACCAAATCCTATATGGGAGCCTAATTGGGGATTGTTTAATTCTTTATACGCTGAAGGAGAAAAAACCAATAATTATAGTTATAGCTGGGGTATTAGATTGCAAGAAAGTTTGGCTTATACAAGAATAAGGCTTGCTGAAATTGCATCGGAAATGGGATTAGATATTAAAACAGCATTTTTAGATTACCAAGCAGAAACAGAAACATCGACAAGATCTTGGGGAACAGAACTACTAACTAACTTAAACATTCTTTCTGAAAATGTTAGAACTAATACCGAAAAACTTACACAAGCCATATCTACGAATTTCGAAAATTGGAGGATCTCATCCAGGCAGAGTGTTGAAGCTTGGAAAAAAGATATTTCTAAAATGGTCTATCAGACAGCTTCAAATGCTTTGACCAATGTAAACGCCTTTCTCCAGTCATCCAGCTCAAGCATAGTAAGCTGGAGCAAAGCAACAGGAGAAGATTTAAAGAATTGGGGCAACGGCATAGTTTCTATAGCGCATCAAACAGCTTATAATTTTGTAGAAACAATAGTTGACGGATTGAAGAGCGCATGGGAGAAAATCAAAGAGTATTCAAAAACAACTGGCGAAAAACTAAGTGGTAGCTTTAGTGGCAGCTTTAGCCTTCCTTCTCCGGGCGTAGTTGCATTGGGAATAATTGGAACAATAGGGGCAGCGCTAAATTTAACAAGAGGTGGATTTATCCCTGCCTTGGCAACCGGAGCGGTTATTCCCCCGAATAGTGAATTTCTTGCAATCCTAGGAGACCAGAAATCAGGAAGAAATATAGAAACGCCCGAATCGCTTTTAAGGCAAATTATGAGAGAGGAACTTTCTAACCTAATGGCTGGAGGAGACACCAACTTAAATCTGACCTTGCAAATTGGAGATGAAACCATAACAGAAAGAATAATAAACAATATAAACAGACAAAGCCGAATAAGCGGTAAAACTGTAATAACAATATAGGAGGTAGTGCATGGCTACAATTACCATAGACGGAGTTGGGCTTCCGGAGCCTACCTCTTTAAAATTACCTGAATTTGATTTAGATTCTGAAAGTACCGGGAGAAATGAAGAAGGCATACTCCAAAGAGATAGAATTCGTCAAGGTGTGCTAAAGTGCGAACTTGAATGGAAGAAGATAACCACAGCACAACTTGCATTAATAAAAAGTGTGGTATCACCTGATAAATTTACAGTAACCTTTCCGGAAGATTTAGAAATTCCAGCAAAGGATATGTATGCCAGTGACAGAACAATAGAATTGGTAAACTATAAAGATTCAGATGCTGATAAATTACGCTGGAACATCAGTTTCAATCTAACGGAATATTAAGGTGGTGAACGAATGTATCCAGTAACAGAGTTATTTAAAAGCAAGGTAAAAGAAACGACCAGGGTATGGAGAACGCAAATTGAGATACAGCACTCTTCCGGTGTTTTGATACTGTATGACAAGGATATAATTGCCGGAAGTATGCGTATAGAAGAGAACAGCCAATCAGGACAAGATTTTTCTGTCGGCGGTGTTTCAGCTTCAACCTTTGAAGTTACGATTGTCAATAAAACAGATGGCATAACAGGATATTACATAGTCGACAATTTGAACATAGTTGTTGATGATATGCTGCAGCCAGTTGATTGGTACGAAGAATTTAATAGCATCAATTTTGAAGGTGCAACAATAATTCCGCATGTTGGATTGCTTCTTGATGAGACTAATGATATATGGGAATATGTTCCGCTTGGGCGGTTCACTGTTGATGAGGTTGATAAGCAAAGAAATACAATAAAAATCAAGGCAATAGATAATATGATTGAGCTTGATAAGCCGTACAGTCTGTCTAAACTTGGTTATCCAGCTACATTGTATCAAATATATACAAATATCTGCAATGTAGCTGATGTTCAAATCGGTACAGTAGGCTTCGTAAACGATGATTATGTCGTAGAAGCTCGTCCGAAAGGGGATTATACATTTCGAGATATGTTGTCCTTTGTAGCT